CGACTCCAGGGTCTCCCGGAGCCAGGTCTGGATGAGCGTCTCGCCGGAGCCTGGCATGGGTTAGCCCTTGTATCCCTGGTTCTTGCCGGCGGCGATCTCGGCCGCGGCCTTTTCGATCGCCGCCGCCAGTTCGGTCGCGAGCTTCTGGGCGCTTATGGGCCCGAGTCGTGCCATCGCCTGGCCGATCATGTCGTAGGCGCGCACGCCGTTCCTGGTCCCGTAGTTGAGCCAGATCGCCTTTCTGTCCTGGCCCTTGAACCGATACCCGAGCACACCCCAGACAAAGGCGCCGAAGTCTTTGTTGTTTCCCGTCTGGCCGACCTTGACGGTCACGCTCCGGCGTAGTTCGCCGGTCGACCTCGCCTTCTCGCCCTTCCTGCGGCGGCCTCGCCGGGTGCCGACCGGTGGCGTCACGCTCCGCAAGATCGGCACGCCGGGCTTCAGTGTCCGCCGCATCGAGGCCTTGATGTGCTTCTTTGCAATGTGCCGCGGCATAGCCTGGAAGGCTTTCATGAGCCCCTGGATGTGCCGGTCGGCGTCGTAGGAGTTTGGCTCAAAGTTGGAGTTCCACGATAACGAGATCATGCGGCCTGCTCCTCCACGGACAACTCCATCGCCTCGCGGAATCCCTGCTCGATCACGCCCGAGATGTAGAGCAGGCGGTCGTCCCGCGAGAGCCACCGCAGCCGCCAATTCGCCTGGAGGCCCGGGTAGTAGCGGATCATGACGGTGGCCGAGGTCGTGCCGCCCACCTGCCCGCGGCGGGCCTGCTCGTTGTAGGACAGGGCGTCGTAGGAGCCGAACGTCCGGCCGACCTCCGTCCACTCCTGGACGAGCTCGCCCACGGCGTTTCGCGTCTCCGTTGGAGACTCGACCGCGAACAGCTCCCGCATACGGCCCGAGGCGACGACGCCCATCACCAGGCCCCCGAATGGCTGGAGGAGGCGAGGAGAGCGTCGAACGCCTGCGGCAGCTCGACCGTCCCGTCCTCGGCGATGATCCCGCGGTTCTTGAACGTGTGCTCGACGAACATGAGCAAGGCCGCCTTCAGCGGCGGCTCGATCGGATCGCCCGGCTCGACGCCTGCCCAGTAGGTCGCCACCACCTTGCCGGACACGCCCGACGGCAGCGTGACCCGGGCGGGCATCGCGTCCTCGTCGACCTCGAGGTCCCCGCCGTCGACCTCGTCGCCGGCCACGGTCACGACCAGGTCGTAGACCGATCCGGTGAGCAGCGGCGGATGCGGCAGGTGGAGCACGCGGCCCGCGGGCACCGCGGCCCACGTCGCCCGGTACTGGGTGGCGACGAGCGTCTGGCCGAGCCGCTTCTCGATGTAGCGGCGGCCGGCCGCGATCTTGTCGGCGATCAGGCTGTCGAACTCGTCGAACGTCTCCTGGATCGCCAGCTGCATCTTCGCCTCGGCGAGCGTCACCGGCTCGGCCTCGGGCTGGGAGATCACGCGGAGCGTGTCGGGCTTGCTCACGAGGCCGCCTCCTGGATGGTGGTCGATGCGATTACCTTGGCGATCACCTGCTCGAACACGACCGAACCCGCGAACATGACGTACGCGGCGTCGTCGCCAGACCCACCGGACCCTTCGTCGAGCACTCCGACTTCCAGCGGCCAGACGCGGGGGCCGTAGGCCTCGAAGTCGTTCGGGTCGATGGTGGCGATCACCGTCACGACCCCGTCGCTGCCGGTGGCGTCGAACACGTCCATGTTCACGGTGTCGTCGCCGTTGGTGGCCGTGGCGTACAGATCGCCCGCCGGCAGGTCCTCGCCGGCGGCGAAGGTGACCACGATCTCGCGCGGGGCCGAGGTGCTGCGGATCCGGACGACGCGGCTGGTGGAGCCAGCCAGGCGGACCTTAGTGGGCATACGGCGTGCTCCTGGTCTCCACGGCCGGGGCGGCCACGGCCCGCTCGACGCGGCCGTCGCCGGCCTGCTCGAGCAGCGACCGCTGCGTCTCGCGGACCGCCGTGCCATCCTCGACGAGCCGCTCCGCGAGTCCAGGCGTGGCCTGGACCACGGCGCCGGCCTTGTAGCCGCGGTAGGCCTTCACGAGACGGACAGGGCAGAGATCGGCCATAGGGTCCTCCGTAAACGCAACGGCCCGGCGGAGGCATCCTTGCCCCCGCCGGGCGGTCTGCGTGGGGGCGTCGCGTTCGATCAGCTGCCGGCCTCGACCAGCTTCGCCACGAACGAGGCGTCGTGGTTGGAGAGGCCGAACCGCTGCAGGCCGCGGAACTTCACCGCGTCGTTCGCGAAGCCGGCGTGCTCGGAGGCCGAGATCACCAGCCCGTTGGCCTTCACCGCGACGGCGGTCGCCATGGCGAAGTCGCCGTAGAGGGCCAGCGTCCCGGCCGGCAGGCCGAGGCACTTGTAGACCGGGGCGCCCATGACGGTCGGGAGAACCCGCTCGCCGATGGTCGTCGACTGCGACACGACCGAGCTCTTCATGAGGTGCTCCCAGCCGGCGGACGACACGACCCAGGCGGTGTTCATCGCCCGGCTGTCGATCTTGCCGACCACCGAGGCCAGGTCCGCACCGTCGTAGTCGGTGCCGGCCTCGACCTCGTTCGCACCGTCGATCTCGCCGACCAGCCCGTCGATGCCCTTGCCGGCATCGCCCTGGAGCCAGACCTGGTCGATCAGCTTGGCGATCGACAGGCCGAACCGGTTGGCCGCGAGCTGGGCCAGGTTGACCACCGCGGCCGAGTCCTGGATGAGCTCGTTGGAGAAGGAGATGATACGGCCCGCCTTGTGGAGCGGGATCGTGACCTTTTCGGTCGACGCATCGTCCTCGGTCACGGCCTCGTGCTCGTCGAACCACTCGGCCGCGATCTCGCCGATCTTCGGGATCTCCAGCGTGTGGCTGGAGGTCGTGTAGACCTGGGCGAGCTGGAGGCCGACCGACTGGTAGCCGAGCACGTCGATATAGCCCCTGAACAGCTCGGGGCTGACCAGCTCCGCACCCTGGCCGTCGTACGTCGGGCTCGTCTCGCCCATCGCCCGGGCCTCGGCCATGTCGCCGCGGGCGAGGGCCCGCAGGAACCGGCCGGCCTTCTCCGCCGCCTCGGCCGAGCCGAAGCCGCAGAGCGTCTTGCCCGCGATGTGGATCGCCGGGGCCCGCCGCGTCTCGGCCTTCTCGGCCGTCTTGCGGCTGTCGCTGTCGCTGGTGGCGGTCACCTGGCGGAGGGCCGCGACCTTGTCGTCGAGGGCCTTCTCGGCAGCGGCCTCGTTCGCGACCTCGACGGCGCGAGCGGCGCGCTCGTTGAGACGCTCCTCGATCTTCGCCTTCTCGGCGTCGTCGGCGGCCGGCATGGCCCGGAGGGTCTCGATCTCGGTGGCGATGGTGGCGGCCTCATCCTGGAGGCGGAGCTGCTTGGCAGAAGGCATGGGTCGCGTCCTTGCGTGGGGTGTGCGGGTCCGAAAGACGCACGCACGATATGAGCGACCACGCGACCGGCGAAGTTGCACACGTCCTACGGTAGAACGTTTTCTCAGCGTGACGGGCAGCGGCCGTCCGGGCACTCGGGCACGCGGCCCGTCACCCGCGACCGCTTGCAGCGGTCACACTGGCAGCGGCAGATCTGCTCGACGCGGCCGTCGGGCTTCCAGACGCCACGGACGCAGGTCTGCCCGCAGTCGCACGCCTGCGGCGTCGGCTGCGGCGCCGGTGCTGGCGGCGTGGCCTCGACGAGCATCGACGCCCGGGCGGCCGAGACCGCCGCCGCCGCCTTGGGGTGCTCGAGGTCCACGGCCTGCGGGTCGGCCGAGAGCCAGGTGAGGAACGCGATCAGGTAGCGCCAGAGCGTCACAGCGTGCTCCCGTTGTCGAGGATCCGCATCCCGTCGCGGTCGACGCGAGCGTGGACGACGCGGGTCGGTTGCTCGGGCGGCGGCGGCTCGGCGAAGACCGCGATCCAGAGGAGGTTCTTCGCGGCCTTGGCGATCCACCGCAGGACCGGGCGGTCGGGCGGCGTCGGCGTCGGGTCGGGCCGCGAGCTGGTCCACCAGCCGGCGGCGAACACGATCACCAGGACGAGCAGCGTCGAGCGGTTGATCTGCATGGGATCCTCAAAGGGCAAGGCCGAGGGCCGGGGCCGCGTTGGCCTGGTCGGGCGGGGGCGGGGTCAGAACGTCGTTCGAGAGATCGCGCCAGCCGAAGCCGGCCACGGAGCCGACGGCGAAGGAGTCGGGCTGGTTCGCGAGCATCCGCTCGACGGTGGCCCGGCGAACCCAGAACGAGCCCTCGGGCATGTCGGCCGGCCACTTCGGCCCGGAGATCCACCGCGGCCCCCAGGAGTTGAGGCAGAGCAGGGCATCATCGGGCGAGCCGTTCTTGGCGTAGCGGACCGCCACGAAGGCCATACAGTGAGCCCACTGGCCCGAGGCTTTCGCGTAGGCGTGCTGGTCCCGGACGGACTCGAATCCCACCAGGCTGCACACCGGGATCGGGAACCCGGCCTCGATCGCCGCGGCCGCCTCGGCGAACGTCTTGACCATGGCGACG